GCGACCGTCAGCCGGGATGATGTGCCCCAGTTCCGTGACCGCGATGCGGCGGGTGTAGCCCTGCGGATCGGCACCCGCCACCGGCATCGACACCGCCGGGTCAACGTCCACGATCTTGTTGTTCTGGAAGAAGGGCGGGACTTCCAAGGTTCGCAACGTGTAGGAACCCGACACGCTGCCCGAGAAGTCGCCGAAGGTTCGCGCCCGGAAATACCGCGCCACGACCGGGATGATGTAGATGTCAGGCCCGTAGGCTGCGTCCACCGTCACCACGTCGCTGGCCTGCGCCACGGCGGTGACCTGAAGCCAGTTCGTGTTGTCGTTGGACTGTTCGAAGTAGATGCCGCTTTCCCACAGGCCCGTCAGCTGGAGCACGATGCTGCGCCGCCCGCTGGTGTCAACTGCGGTGAACAGCACCGTATTTGCCGCCGTGATGGGGCCGAAGCTCGTCTGCGTGCTAAGGTCAACAGGCGCAACCGGAAGCCCGTCCGTGGCCGACACGTCCGTCGACACGCCGTCGGCGCCAAACGTCACCTTGCTGCGCGGATAATGAACCCCGGCAATTTCATCGGTCGCGAACGTCGGCCCGCCTGACCCTGAATTTGCGATTACGTTGTCAGCCATTTCAACTCCACACGGCTATGATGTAGCCGTCAAAACCTGCTGTATCTTCGGACGAGGCAAAGCCGCCGTCACCCGGCGCCTGGAACGACGCATCCAAGGCCCCGTCAAAGCCGCTGCCGCCTGCTTCACCCGGCGTGCCGGGAAAGCGTTCGTCCGGCGGCGAGGCGATGAAGCCGGAGCCGCTGGTGCCGCTGATGTTCGTGTCCCCGCCGCTGGCCGAGCCGCCCGCGCCGTCCACCAGCGTCGTGCCCGCCCCGCCGCCATTGGCCGTCACGCTGACAGCCGCGCCGTTCAGCGTGCCGGACAGCGTGCTGTTCACACCCACTGCCCCCGCCACCCCAGCGCCGACCGCAATGGTGAGCGTGGACAGCCATTCGCCCGACAGGACCGCACGTTCGAGGTAGGCAAAGCCCCCGCCCCCGCCCGCCGAACCGTCCACGTAGTCCCGCCCCTTGCCCCCGCCACCCGCCGCCTGAACCCACAGCCGGACATTGCTGGCCCCGTCGGGGACCGTGATGGACGTGTCGCCGGGCCTGTAAACCTGCTGCGAGGAATGGACCTGCGCGATGATGAAGCCGGGCATCAGAGGTTGATCAGCCCCGTGGTTCCCGTGATCACCCAGGCATTCGTGCCGATCTTGCGCAGCGTGCCCGTGTTGCCCCGCGGCAAGCGACGGTTGCCGTCCACGTTCCAGTTTGTCGCCGCGTCCCCGCGGATCAGCGTCACGCCAGAGGCGCGCGTGATGTCCACGTTCGTGGCCGTCGTGTTTCCAGCGTTCGTGTTGTCGAGCATGATGCAGGTGCCAATCGGAAACGCGACCGATGCGTTGAGCGGTATCTGCCAGCTTTGGGCCGTGTTGTCGGCCTTGTAGATGACCTTGCCCGCGTCATCGAGGGCCAGCGTGTAGGTGGTGCCGCCCGTGCGTTCGTTCTGCGGCGCGCCCCTGAACCCAAGGCTTCCCGTCGATGTCGGGCCGACCGTCGTCGTCAGGATCTGGTCAGCCGTGAACGTGTTGGCCACATCCTTCGCCGCGAGCGTGTCGATGTCCTGCTTGGACAGGGCCACCAGCACCAGCTGCGTGCCGGAACAGTTGATCCGGTTGCCGCTGTTCGTGGACGAATACACCGTATCGCGCGACAGGGTCGTGCCCGTGGCCGTGTAAGTCCCCGCCCCGACTTCACGGTCGTCGATGTTGCCAGAGCCGTCAAAGTCTTCGATCACGTAGGTCACGACCTGCCCGTTGGTCACGCCCGCCCCGGCGAAGGACAAGTAGCCCGTGACCGCCGAGCCAAGCGTCAGCGTGCCCGTGCCCGTCGTCGTTGACGTCATCTTGGCAATGTTGACGAGGACGTTCGGCATATCAGACCAGCGTGAAGATGGACGTGTTCAGGCCGGTGACCGAGAACGTGTCGCCATTGGTGCCCGACAGCGTCACGCTGGACCCGTAGTCCCACCAGCCGATCAGGCGCTTGTTGACGTTCGTGTCGTTGTAGGCGACGGCATAGCGCACCGAAAAGCCAGAGGCGCTGGCCGTCCATGTCGGGATGGCGCTTGTCGTCCTGACCGTTTCCGTGCCCGTCGAGTTGCTGCTGATCGACGCGCCGCCCGAGTTGCCCGTGGTCGTGTAGCCGTTGCCATTGGCCACTTCCGCAGACCCACCCGCCAGCGTCGTGGCATAGTTCTGGTCCGTCGCCGCTGGGGCCGTGGCGCTCGTGTACAACGCCACGCGCACCACGTTGCTGTTCAGGTTGTGATCGCCCCGAACGAGGCCCTGCGTGAACAGGTTGAACTTGTTAAATGCGGGCATTGGGGCCTCTCATGTCTATGATCAGGGGTTCGGCATACAGGCCGTGATGGCGCTGCACGTCGGGGTCTTTGGGCGCGCAGCGCGCGTGGAACTTGTGAAGGTGGCGGCTGATGCCGTCTTGGATCAGCGTGTAGTTTTCCCGCCCGATCTCGCGCTGGCAGGCTTCGCAAATCTGGCCGGGAACGTAGAGCGACTGCATCAGTTCACGACTTCCGTCCGCTTTTCGCCCGTCAACGGATCGCGCACCACGCGGCGGGGCGACCCCAAGGCCGCAATGGCGTCATCGAGCGACATATCGGTTGCGATGATCTCCACCCGCTTTTCACCCGTGCGCGGGTCTTTGACCAGGCGGCGGGGCGAGGCCATCTTCTTCAGGGCGTCACCCAGCGTTTCCATGTTCTTCGCCATGCCCTGAAGCACCGGGCCGACCATGTCAGCCTGTGTCCGGGCCTTCGCCACTTCGTCTTCCGAGCGCCGCGCCGCATCGCGCACGCGGGCTTCTTCGGCGAAGTCAAAGTCAAGCTGCTTGGACTGCGCGGCGAATTCCAGTTCGGCCTGCTTTTCGGCGCGCTTGACCTGCACCGCCTGCATGGCCTTGCCCGCTTCGGCTTCGGCCTGAAGCCGCATGCGTTCCATGTCGTACTTGAACTGCAAGTCGGCGAGCTGCATGGCGCGCTCTGCCTTGCGCTGATCGACTTCGTCGGCCCGCTGCAAGTCCATGGCCTTGGCCTGCGCCTGCATTTCCAGCTTCTTGGCTTCCGCCTGCATGGCCATGTCGGCCTTCTGCATTTCCGCCTGCATGGCCGCGTTGGGCTGCTGGGCTTGGCTTTCCTGCGCCTGCTTCAGCTTGTCGATCAGCAGGCGCTTCTTGGGCAGGCTCGAGGCTTCCAGCAGCACGTCGGGCGGGATCGGCATTCCGGCCTGCACCAGCTCGGTTAAGCGTTGGAATTGCTCTTCCTGAATGACTGCCGTGTCCGGGGTGCTGTCGATGACGATGTCCACGTCCATTTCAGCCGGGGCATTCTGCATCTGCACCACGGGCTGGCCCGTCATGGGGTCGATCTGCGGCTGTCCTGTCATCGGGTCAACAACAGGCTGCGGCACGTTCAGGCCCACGAAGCGCGGGGCCATTTCGTCGTCGGTGACCCGGATCCACTTCGGCTCGTTCCAGAACTGCTTGATGCAGTCCCAGAAAGCGCGATAGCAGCGAAGCGTCCAGTCGTCGAACTGGGCCAGAAGCGGGGCCTGTTCGGTCAAGCCTGCCTGCTGTTCGGCAAGGATCGCCCTGCCCGACTGCCCTGCCCCGCGCCCCACGATGCCGGGCGTCGGCGACTGGCGGCGCATTTCTTCCTTGGCGTCCTGCAACAATTGCAGGTGGCCGGGCGCAAGGTTCCGATCGCCCAGCTCTTCGATCTGCCCTTCGCGCGCTTCGATGATGCCGTCGGGCTTGGCCCATTCGCGGCGCACCTGGTCGATGTCCTGCGTGCCGGGATCGACCCGCAGCTTGGCCACGTTCAGCAGATGCACGGCCTTGGAGCGCGCCTTGTTGATGGCGTCCTGCGGCCCGATCATGTCGGCCACCGCGCCATAGCGGCGGTTCTCCATGTCCACGTAAGCCGACTGCGCAAGGATCGGACACTTCGGACGTCCGGTCTTGCTGTCAAGGAAGGGGCTTGGCCCCTCTTCCAGAATGCCGCCCGAGACGAAGACGCACTTGTGCCAGTCCGCGCCCTTGCGCTTGTACATTTCGAAAACCATGACGCGCCGGGTGCGGCTGTCGGCCCATGCCCAGCCGTCTTTAGGGCGGTCGCGGAACGTGTCGCTGGCCGTCATGAATTCGAACGACTGCTTTATCTCGCGTTCCTTGTCCGGGTACAGGTCAAGGATGTCCTGCTCGTCCATCCACTTGGCAAGGCCCATGTAGCGCGCGTCGCTGAAGTCGCCGTCGCGGCTATAGGGGTCGTAGAAGAATTCTTCAGGACGAATGCGCTTGAGCCCGATCTCCGCGCCTTCCGCCATTTCCGTGACGCCCGCGCAGATGCCCCAGATCAGGAAGTCCTTCAAGGCATCGCGGCGCTTGGCTTGGAACCGCGTCACGTCCGCCACATAGCGCAGCCCGTCGGTCGCGACTTCGGCGCTGTCCTGGTCCTTCGGCGTGCGGCCCCAGCCCTTCGGGTCGGTGCGGCCCCGCTCGACAATGCCGATGATGGCGTTGACGGCGGGCTTCACGTGATTAAACACCAGCGCAGGCTGGCCACGGGTTTCAAGCACCCGGCGCTCTTCGTCGGTCCACTGATCTCCGTCGTAATATGACATAAAGACCTGCGAGCGCCGACGCGCGGCGTCCAGCATGTCCATCGCGACCTGCGCCTTGCGCTTCACATCCGCGAGGTAGGCGTCCGCCTCCTGCACTTTAGCCTTGGCGTTCTGTGCGTATGCCATTAAGCGGTCTTCCAACTTCCTTGCGGCGCTCGCGGACGATGCCGGGCGTAATTGTCGATGGGGGGCGAGGCCGGGCGCTTGTTCAGGAGCGCAGGCCACGCTTCGTCGACCGCGCGACCGATCAGGCCGCAGCAGTCAACCGCGTCGTCATGCTTGCCAGCCGGAAACCGGACCAGCTGGTCAAGAACGTCATTCGCCCATGGGGACTTCGGGAAGCTGACCTTCCCGTTGGCCGACAGGGCTTGGAACGCGCGCGCCCGTGTGGGCTTGTCCTTCACGCTGTTGATCCATTCAATGCTGGCAAAGGCCTTGCGCTCATTCATGCGCTTGGCCAGGATGCCTTCGATGGCGCGGCGAATGACCCCGCCTTCAGCGAAGACCGTGAACGGCTTGTGCTTCTGGACGAGGTCCAGCAGGCGTTCGATCCACACCCCGGCGTCCGTCTGCCCGCGCCACCAGTCCAGTGCGTAGATGGTGCTGTCGGGGCCGATGCCCCAGACCGCGAATTCCGTCCAGTCGCCGCCTTCATTCGTCACCGCAAAGTCGCAGGCCACGAACTTGTTGACGTGGGGCAGTTCGTCGTGGCGCTTGAACCAGTCAGCCTTGAAGAACGTGCCTTCGTCCGGCTGCGGGTCTTGCTGATAAAGCGCCGACCAGTAGCGGGGCAGCGAGTTCGCCTGAATGCGTCTAAGGGCTTCCAAAGGGTAAGCGTCAGGCCAGAGCGCCGCCCCGCTACTGTCTATGGCGGGCAGCTGGATCACCTCCCAGCGGTCGCCGCCGTTGTTCTGCTGTTCAAGCAAGTAGCCGGACAAGTCGTCTTCGTGCATGCGATGGTTGATCACGATGATCGCACCGTTGGGCATGAGGCGATTGTACACGCTGCCCTGATACCATTCCTTGACTGCGCGCCGTTCCGTCTCCGACTGCGCGTCGGCCATGCTTCCGAACGGATCGTCGATGATGAATTCGTCGGCACCCTTGCCGAGGATCTGGCTTCCCACGCCGACCGCGTAGTAGACCCCACCCTTGTTCGTATGCCAGCGGCCCGACGCTTGGCTATCTTCCGCGATCTTCACGTCCGGGAAGACGCGCCCGAACGAAGGGTCGCGGATGATGTTGCGGACTTCACGGCCAAAGTCGTTGGCGAAACTTTCAGATGCCGACGCACTGATGATCTGGCGCTGCGGGTTGCGTCCCAAGGCCCATGCCGGGTAGCGCCTGGATGCAATTTCGCTTTTACCGTGGCGCGGCGGGACCAACAGCATAAGCCTGTCAATTTCCCGCCGTTCGACCCGCTCCAGCTGCTCCGCGATCAGCTTGTGATGGCGCGCGGTCGCATAGCGGTCGTAGGTGTATTCAGTGAACGGGATCAGGCTTCGCCTTGCTTCCCTTCTCCGCTGAAGTTCCAGTGCTGCCCTGAGATCGTCGGGCAATGAAGGCGGCGAGTTCAACGTCGCTAAGTTCTTCGATGGGGCGTTCATAGGTTGTGGTCACATCCAAAGACTGAGGCGACTTGCCGTCGATCCGGTCAGCCACTTCCTTGAACGCGGCCAAGTCTCCGTTGACGGCCAGTTCCATGATGTTTGCCGCAGCGACTGTCAGCTTTGTGCGGCCCTGCGGATCGCCCTCATGCACCCGCTTTGCAGCGAGGATGAGGGCGTCGCGGACCAGCTTGTCGCGCTTGCTGCCGGAATTGGCGTTTCCCGCCATTTTGAATTCCCTAAACCGTTGATGTTGTA